ATGGGACGCAAACGCGCAGTCATACCGGTGTTGAAAAACTTCCGCGGGTACGCCACCTGTTGGGCGAACCGCACCCGCCACTATTTCGGCGACTACGGCACCCCCGAGGCGGAGGCGGCCTACCGGACGTTCGTCGCCCAGTACGCCGCCAATCCGAACGCGAAAGCGTCCGGTTCGCCGAACATTCTCACGCACGTGATCCGGGACTTCCTCCGCTCGCCGGACGCTCCGGCGTCGGCCGACAAGCAAGCCGCCATCGCCTACCTGATCAACCACCTCGGGCCTCTCGCCCTCCGCCAGATCGAACACGTGACGGCCCAGGACATCAAGGCCCTGTTCAAGGCGAAGGCGGAGGAGACGACCGAACCGGGTGGGAAGGGCGGGCCGAAGTACGGCCGGGCGACTCTCCGCCGGTGGTTCGCCAACCTGAAGCGGGTTTACTCGTGGGCGGTCGAGTCGAAGAGAATCTCGGCCGAGGCCGCCGCCCCGGTCATGGCGATCAAGAAGTTGCCCATCGAAGCCGCCCGGCGGGAGCGGGACGTTGAACCCGTCCCCCGCCAGCACGTCGAGGCAACCATCGCCGCCCTGAACCGCACCGTCGGCGAGATGGTCAAGCTGCAACTCTTAACCGGCATGCGGCCGTCCGACGTCTTCAACATGACCGGGGCCGAGGTGTTCCGCACCGGCATCGTGAAACTCGGCGGCACGGCCCGCGACTTGGACAAGGCGGGGGTGTGGGTCTACGTTCGGAAGGTCCACAAGACGGACCGCTTCGGCCACGTCCGGGTGATCATCCTGGGCGACGAGGCCAAGGCCATCCTCGAACCCCGGTTGACGCGGGTGCCGAACGTTCCTCTCTTCCAACCCATCGAATCCGTCGCGGAGAGCTACCGCAAGGACACGCTGGACATGAAGCGGTCCCGGCCGGGCTCGCGGGCCTATAACGTGAAGTGGACGCGGCAGAGCTACGCCCAGGCGATCGAGCGGGCGGCGGAGAAGGCCGGCGTACCGAAGTGGACGCCGTACCAGGTCCGCCACCTGGTCGCGGTCGAGACGCAGGCCGAGTTCGACCTGGACGCCGCCCGGGCGAAATTGGGCCAGAAGAGTATCAGTGTGGCGGCGCGGTACGCGGACTTCGACTTTACGCGGGCGGTGAACATCGAGAAGGGGAAGGGCAAGAAGGAGGCGAGTTGACGTCGGTCAGGCCGACTTGCCCGGTCGGCCGACACGGATCTCGTTCAACAGTTCTGCGAGGCAGTTCTTCGCTTGGTCGGCGGTGATCGTCTGGGGTGCCGGCTCGCCAATGATCCGCTTCACTTCACTTTCGGGAATCCACCAGTTGCCCCGCGGGCCGACCCGCCGGGCCTTGACGTGCTTGGCCCGCAACCACCGGCGGACCGTCCCCACGTCGTACTCGACGGCGGCGGCGAACTCCGCTGGTGACAGGTGGCCGACCATGCCGGGAATGTACCCGGTCGTCACCACATCCGTTTAGCCGCACGGATTCGACGTTTCAACGTCCTCGTATACCGCTGGTTCGTCGGCGTGTCTCTGAAGTTCCACGCGAAGTCGCTCATCAAGGCTAGTTGTGATATCTTCGTCTTTTAGCATGGGGTGTCCTGCAATGCTCATGCTGCCTACCCCCCTTGTACTCAGCATCCAGCCGATGACCCGGTATGCGGCGAAACGTGTCTCACTCTCCACCTGCGAAATCCATCGGCGGTGGTCCCAATCACCAGCGGCGTTTTTCTCCGAACGCTGAAGGCAGTGACAAATCCAGGGCCGTCCGGGTTCCTGCTTGATCCAGACACTTGTCCGTTCGCCTTCTTGGATTCGATTTCGGGGCGGAAGAGTCAGGGGTTCGAGGGGCAACGGGTCTTTCTTCCCGTGTTTCTTGTCCTTGTGTTTCTTTTGCGTTTTATGGGTCGGTGCTGCCTCGACTTCCGCGACTCCGCCACTCGCATCCTGAAACGAGGCCGGGACGAATTCAGGCAGGTCGTATTCGCTCGCCATCCCCGTTGCCCAGAGCCCGCGACGGACCTGCTTGAAGTGCCCGTCCACGACAATCTGTTTCAGTATCCGCGCACAAGTCCGGTAGGGGATGCCCGTATCCTCGGCCACCTGCCGGCAGGAAAGGCTGAACTTGCGCGAGTAGTCCCCGCGGCAATTGAACATTAAAACTAGCACTTGATTATACTTTGCCCGCCGTTTGGCACACACCTTAACATCACATGTTGGTTGGGGGGGCTTTGTGACGCCCTGCGGGGGAGCTGCCCTCGGCCGAGAGACGGTCGCCGCACCCGTGTAGACCTTCCTCACGTACTTGGCGGCGGCGGAGACCGTCCGCGGGATGTAATCCGATCGCGCGGTAGCCTTTCCCCGCTGGCCGAGTTTGGACTGCCGGAACAGCCGTTCGGTCTGGACGGCGTCGCCGCCGCTTGCGAAGTACAAGAGGTTGCAGAGGGCTTGATCTGCCTGGCTCGGCGACGCATACCACGACTGGCAATTGCCCTCCCACAACGCACGGAACCGCGTTCCGGTGGTGGGCTGATTCAAGCAAAAGTACAAAACATCCTCGTCGGTCCGAGTTAGGCCCGTCGCCGACTCAAGCGTATCGGGAATTTCACGATTGGCTTGTGCTTTCGTACTCGACTTGGAAGCATGCTGCTTGCTCGACGCCTTTCGCTCGTCTCGTACCATGTACAGGCGAGCGAACTCTTCCATCTCCCCCGCACACTCGGCGACGGTACTGGGGTGCCCTTCAACGAGCCAACCAGTCACGGCGATGTATTGCTTCGTGGCGTATACCTCACCGCCAGCACGGTGCAGGTGCGAATACCCTTCAGGTAGTCTGCCTCTACAGATGATTCGGTAGCCCTCTTCGCTTGGCGTGACGTAGGCGAACGTCTTCCGAAAAATCTGAAGAATGGCGGCAGCTTCCGGCGTTGGCTCGCCCGTGGAAGGGTTGCGGCATCCGTCGAGGTCAATGGCCACAAGCTCCAACTCGGTTGTCAGCGAGAGGCCGATTCCTTCCAAGTCGAAGCGCTCACAGGCTTCAATTGCCTGACTCATCGAGACGTGACTTCTCGGATCGTGCGCGTTGGAGATGCACCCTCTGCGAGGGCAGATGGGTGGCTTCCCCGGTTTGCCGGTCTCCGAGTTCCGCTTCTCGAAGTCCCATCGCCAACCGATGTATCGGTGGAGACTGGCGAGTTGCTCCGGGATTCGGTCGGCTTGCAGATAATGACGAACACTGACGTGACGAGGTCGCGTGGGGACAGGGTATAATTCTGGCGTACAGTCCATCGGGTTGCATCCGGTGGGGTGGGATTTCGGGCCGGCTCTGGGTGGCACCAGACCGGCCTTACTTTTTGGTCGTTCAACTGGGAATCTACCCAGTCACCTTTCGACCCCTTCCGCCCGCGGACGCCCTCGGGCCAAGTATTTTTCTCAGGTGAACAGTTATTCAACTTATGCCCATAACTTTTTCATACTGTCACCTGACTGACGCAGCCAAGCGGTCGCATCGCTCGTTTCGCTCCCGCGAAATCCACCGGGCCGCCCACGGGACGCCGTAGTCGAACAGCAGGGCACGGCACTCGTCGCGAAGCCGCGTCAGCGCCGGCGTCTTGCTGCCCCACTTCCCCGTCAGGCAGTGGATGACCAGTTGCGAGTCGCCCTCGATGAGAACGCCGGCCGGCTCGATGCGCTGCCACGTCAGGCCGAGCAGGGCGTGGTAGAGGCCCTGCCACTCCGCCAGATTGTTCGTGACCGGGTCGCCCTTCGCCTTGCCCGACCCTTCCAGTTGCGTCACGCCCAGGTTGCACTCGACGAAGAACCCCCATCGGCCGGTGGCGTTCGGACTCCCGTTGCCATTACACCCGCCGTCGAAGCGGATGCGCCACCAGTCGTTGCGCGGCTCGCGGATCAAGCGGAGGGCAGAAGTCGCGTCGGTCGCCGGCATGGGTAAGTTCTCGTGAGGTGGGCGGCCGTCACGACCGCGTTGCACCGAGACTAACCGGGCCGAAATGGGCCGTTCCACGCTGACCCCTGGAACCCCCGCCATTGGCCACGAATCCGGCCCGAACCGCGTGGGGCGACGGGTTCCGCTGTGGGGACGTTCCAGTGTCGACGCTGAGTGGGTAGGATTGAGTTGATGCTCAAACGGATACACTCAGGAAATTCCCGAGTCGGACACATGGCCTAGCAGATCGTTGAGGTGGGAGAATCTCCCACCTGGAATCGCTGAGGTGGAAGAATCTTCCACCTGACATGAGGCGGCTTCTGTCCAAATTGGACAGAAGCCCGCTCCCGCGGCAGCTTCGAGGACGGCGACCCGGTCGGCCTTTGTCAGCGACGGGATGGCGTCGGTGGCGAGTCGTTCGGCGACGGATAGCAGCGTCGGCGGGTCGATGGTCAGCAGGTGGGCGAGCAATTCCGCCCGAATCTCCTTCCTCAGGAATTTCAAAGCGTCGAGAGAGTAGGGGTCGGCGACCGGCGGCACAATCGGGCTAATGACTTCACCCATCACGGGCGACGGCGACAATTCGGCGGAAGTCTTCGCGGGGTCAGCATGTACGTCTGTCGTCTGGTCGAAGAGGGTAGGTGTGGGTTGTTTGACTGGTTCGGGCTTGTCCGCATCTACCGGCAGAGTTGTTGACCCCGGCGGCGTGGGGGCATCGGCCTTCGTGGGTGGAACCGGGTACTTTTTGCCGTCCTTCCCAGTCCGGGTTTCGGAAGTCGAGGTGCGTGATTCCCGCACCTCGTCCTTCCGTCTTGCGTCAGCCACTAAGTGGTCGCCAACGCCGGCCATCTCAGCAATCGCACGGTTGCTGTGCTTCGGCAACCACATCAGCAACTTCTCGACACAACTTCTTTTATCCGCGTTCGTTCAGGTGAGGAAATTCCTCACCTGTTTCAAGCCGTATTTTTGGCTTATTGGTCTTGTAGCGACGGCCGTCCTGACCAGTGCGAGTGGAAGGCGGAGTGTTTAAGTCCGACTTAAACACTCCGCCTCTTCGTTCAGCGACGAACGACTGCGCAACGCCCGCCTTCTCGGCAATAACAGTATCAGTGTGCTCCGGAAGCAGTTTCAGCAGTAATTCAACGCACCTTCGCTTGTCGTCGTTGCTCCGCTTCAGGCCGTGCCCCTGATTGCTCGTGGCCGAGTCAATCGCGCAGTCTGTCTCCGTGCCCCGCCGAACCTCGCACTTCAACTCCGTCAGTTTGGCTTTCTTCGCCCCCTTCAAGCGGTGGTAGCCCTGCGACAGACGAAACCGTTCGCCACCGAGGTTCCACACCACGGGCGGCGGGATGTCGGCACCGGCGGTGTACGCGGCGGCGAGGTCATCGACGTGGCCACCATCCAAGCCCTTCGCGCGGGGTTGGATGGAGTTGTCCACTTCGATGTCGTCGAGTCTGAGTATCTGGAAGTCGGGCATGGTGTCGGCGTCCGTCTAAGTCACTTGGTGGCTGTCAACTGCTTCAAAGGGTTCTGACGGCGGGGGTCGTCCTGGGCGAGCAACTCTTCCGTCCTTGCCTACACGTTCGTCCGACTTCCCGATTTGGGAAGTCGATGCGAGTTCCGGATTGAGTGTTGGCGGAAAACGCCAACACTGTCTCCCGCAGAACCGAGCGAATCGGGCCGCCGACGGGCGTTCCACCATGAGGACGTTCCAGGCGGGTCATAGAATGGGCGTCACGCATTCGGGGAGGAGCGGCGGTGAGTCTGTACACGAAAGCGGGGCGTCCGCTCCAGGTCGTCGGCGACGCGGTCTTCACGGCACCGGGCAAGTACGTCGGGCAGAGGGTCGAGACGAAGGTGTTCGGCCCCAACGGGCGGTACGTGGGCACGGTCGTCGGGAACCGGCTCGTGTTCCGGTTGATCGAATCCGCTCACATCGGACCGTCATCCTCGGTGGAGCCGATCCCCGCGCAGACGATCCCGGACGTAACCGCCGCAATCATGTGGGGCGATGAGCCGTCGCTGCCGGACTGAGACGATGTGAATAAAATTTCGGCGGACTTTCTTTGTCTCCTTGTCTGGGAAGCCATGAATCACAGTGATGACGGTCGGCCGAGATTCCCAGCCGGTGCTCGTGCGGCGGCCCTTATTTGGATGATTGTCGGAGTCGTCGGCGTACTTGGGGCGGTCGGCACCGTGGCGACCATCATCATCCGGGGCGCGGGGAGGAAGGCTCCCGTTCCGGCCGATCAACAGGGCGCGGTTGACCCGATTGTGTCTATGGTTGTCGTCGGCCTCCTAATCTGCCTCGTGTTCTTCGTCACGGGCGCTCTGACGATTCAATGCAAGCCGCGGGGGCTGAAGGGCCTCGGAATTGTCTCGCTCCTGTTCTCGTTGATGTTTATCTTCTTCAGCGTGTTCGGCATCTTCGCCTCCTTTGCCGCTGGATTAAACCGCCCGGCGGCCGTCATCTTCTTGATCGGGTCCAGCTTCCTGCTCCTGTTCGGCCTCGGTCTGATGATCGCCGGCATTCTGGCCCTTTCATCGAACGCCGCTTACCAGGACTGGCGCGAGGTAAGAGGGCTGAACCGTATGAAACCTCGACGGCGGCGGGACAGTTACGAAGACGACTCCCCAGACCGACCTCGACGCCGGGACGCCAGCCACAATGATTGATTGATCGCCTCCATAGCATCGCCCCGCCCACGCTTCACCTGCGAAACTCTCCGCACCCCACGCGGAGAGCATCATGTCCACGGCGACCCCATTACCCGCAGTCGATACCTTCGACGAGTTCGTTGACAGTCTTCATCTCGGTGATGACGTGTCATGTGAGTTGATGGCACTTGCCTATCTGGTCATTGCCGAGATGTCCGCCAAGCAGGCTGAACGGATCAGCGACCGCCGCGTCCTCGAATTCGTCCAGCACATCGAGTCCCTCGCCGCCGGCCGCACGCTCGTCTCCGTGCCCTGGATCATCGCCGAGGCGGATGTGTTCCTGCGCCGGCCCACCCCCGCGTAACGGAGGGCCGACATGCGACTCCTGACACCCCTACGGTTGATCGCCCGCCTGTTCACGGGAACGGATCAAGCGGCGACATCGCCTCCCCACTGGGACGATCACAACCGGCGGGCCAACCGCGTCTCCCGGTGGCGTCGCCGCAAGCACCTGGCCGAGCGGTCACGGCGACGGAACCGCCGCTGAAACGTCTACCCAGTTTCACTTCCCCAAGCCCGGAGGTCGGATGGTCGCGCCGATGGTGAGCGTCGAGGTGCTGTTGGAAGAGGTGGACGGCGTCCTCCGCTCGGTCGCCCGGCGGGCGGTCGCGGTGTACGGGCTGCCGTTCGACGACGTGTTGCAGGACGCCCGTGCGATCATCGTGGCCCACGCCCCGCACTTCGACCCGGCCCGCAACCAGCCGCGGTACTGGGCGCGGCGACTGGCCCAAGGGGCGGTCCGCGACGGCATCGTTGCGCGGATGCGGCGGACGGGGGGCGAGCGGGGTGCGTCCGCGAAACCGTCGGCCGGGGGCGACGACGCGGCGGCGCTGCTGGAGCGGAAGGAACTGCGGGCGGGCGTCCGGGCGGCGTTGGCCTCGCTCCCGGCCCGGCAGGGGGACCTCCTCGCCCGGTACTTCGGCATCGACGCGGCCCCCGAGCCGTGCGTCCAGGCGCTGGCCCGGGAGTTCGGCCTGTGCCGGCGGACGGTGCGGGATCAGTTGGAACTGGCCAAGGCAGAACTCCGGCGGGCGTTGATCGCCTGGAGCCGGGCGTCCACGGCGGCGGCGCACGCCTGAACGGCCGTCGGGTACGGCCCGCCCGCCACGCCCGCCCGGGTGGTGAACCGCGTGAAGAACTCCCCGCCCCGGAGGATGACGAACTTCGGCAGGACCGTGGGGCGGACGTGCCCGGTGGCGATGGCCCGGCGGGTCGCGGACCAGACGCTGAGCGGGTCGAGCAGGTGCCCGCACAGGTGGCGGAGGACCTCGCGCGACGCGGACGCGGCCAGTTCCTCGGTCGGGTACAACCCCAGGCTGATGCTCCCCCACGTCGCGCCGATCCAGATGCGGGCCTGGAACCGGCCCTCGACGGTGTACCGGACGTTCGGCAGCGAGCACAGGCGGTCCCGGCGGCGGGGTTTAACGGCGGTCATGCGGGCGGGTTCCAGTCAGGCAGGGCGGGCGGAATTGGTGACGCTGGAACGTGGAGCGTACCCCGGCCGAACAAGTGGTCGCGATGCTGGGCGACGTTCCACACACGAGGCAAAAGACATGATCGAAGTGGTACGAGCGATCTCGGAGGCCAACACTTACACGTGTCCGCTGTGCGGCAGAACGGATGTTGCGAGATTAGAGATTGAAGGCGAGAACTGTGTGGTTCAGTCCTTCTCATCTTGCGCGACGTGCGGCCGTAAGGTTGAGGTCGCCTTCTCTGTCAATCCCTTGCCGGCACCACCGCAGACGCCGGGTCCGATTCGCAAGACGTTCGCCTATCACCGGCCGTCCGAACAGGGCGTGGGCAGGATCGCCACACTCCGCCGCCTGTTCTCCGAGTTCCAGGACTGCCTCGACATGCACTGCGCTAAGTCGCGGGAGGCGTCCGTCGCGGCCACGAAGCTCGAAGAGTGTGCCATGTGGGCCATCAAGGCCGTGGTGGTGAACGACCCCGAATCCGTCGTGACCGAGTGAGGACTTCCGTGGCGACTGATGCCGACGACCAACCCCTGACCCCGGAGCACCTCGCCGTCGAGCAGCGGCGGTTGCTCGCGTCCCGCCTGTACCTCCGCGGCAAGTCCCTCCGCGAGATCGCCGACGAACTGGGGGTGAGCCACACCCAGGTGCGGCGGGACCTGGACGCCGTCCGGGCCGAGTGGCTGGCCGAGGGCAAGGCGAACGTGGACGAGGCGGTGGCCCGCCAGGTCGCCCGGTACGAGCACCTCATCGCGCTCGCGTACCGGGCGTTCGACGAGTCCCGGGGCACACACGTCGTCACCCGGACGGAGACGAGCACCGGCGAGAAGGGCGGGACCAAGGATAGCGAGACGAAGGAAGAGATGGCCGGCGACCCGCGGTTCATCGCCGAGGTCCGGCACTGCCAAGAGGCGATCGCCAAGCTGAAGGGGTACAACGCGGCCATCAAGGTCGAGAGCACGCACAAGGGCGTCCTGGCGATCGACAAGGCACTGTCCGACGCGGTCTGACAACTCAGGGGGCGGAATGAAGACTCCGAAGTGGTTGAAGGCGGTAAGTGACTTCCTGACGGGTCGCGCCATCGAGGAGGACATCCGGCGGCTGCAAGACGCCACGGCCCGGTCGATTCGGGAGCGGTCGAATGGGACGCGGTTGCTGCCCCGCGGCGGGTCGGGGACTTCCCCGCCGACCGCCTGTGCCGACGTCCCCGCGATGCCGTTGCCCGCCATCAATGGCATCTTGCGGGCGTTGGGCCTACATGGAGGCAAGCCCGTCACGGACGTGCGGTTGGCGTTCACCTGCAAGGGCCTGCCCACCGTCCAAGTTACCTACCACGTCAACGCCGCGGACATGGCCCGCGTGACCGAGGAACTGAGGAAGTACGAACTCCGTCCCGTCGAGGGGCCGAACTGGAAGATCGTCCCGTCGGAGGGCGTATGAGTTCGCCCACGCCTGACCTGCGGTTCCTCGACTTCTACGGTGGCAACCGGACGCTGTTCGGCACCCGTGACGACGAGTGCTTACTCTCAGGCCCCGCCGGGACGGGAAAATCAATCGCCTGTCTGACGAAGCTGTTCCTGTTCGCCGAGAAGTACCCCGGCGCTCGCCTCCTCATCGTCCGTAAGACGCGGGAGAGCCTGACCGAGGCCGGATTGGTGACGTGGGAGAACGAGGTCGTGCCGAAGGGGCACCCGTGCCTCGAAGGGCCGCAGCGAAAGTTCCGCTCGTCGTACCAGTTCCCCAACGGCAGCGTGATCGTCGTCGGCGGGCTCGACAAGTCGCAGAAGGTGATGAGCACGGCCTACGACCTCATCTACGTCCAGGAAGCGATCGAACTGCGCGAGTCCGAGTGGTAAGACCTGACGACTCGCCTCCGCGCCCGGCGGGACGACGACGAGCAACGGGTGAGCGTGTCCTGTCGGCAGATCATCGCCGACACCAACCCGGACCGCCCGACGCACTGGCTCAAGAAGCGGTGCGACCGCGGGCAGACGCGGCTCATCGAGTCCCGGCACGAGGACAACCCGAGCGTCATCGACCCGAAGACGGGGAAGCCGACGCCGGACGGGGCCGTGTACCTCGCGAAGCTCGACGCGCTGACCGGCCCGCGGAAGCCCCGGCTGCGGTACGGCCTGTGGGTCCAGGCCGAGGGCGTCGTGTACGAGGGGTGGGACCCGCACGTCCACCTCGTGGACCGCTTCGACATCCCGCACGATTGGCCGCGGTTCCTGTCGATCGACTTCGGGTACACGAACCCGTTCTCGTGCGGGTGGTACGCCCGCGACCCGGACGGCCGCCTGTTCCTGTACCGCGAAATCTACATGACCCGGCGGACGGTCGCCGCCCACGCCGAGACGATCCTCAAGTGCGTCGGGGCGTGGGACGCCGGCCGGCGGTGCGCGAACTGGTTCTACGCGACCGAGCCGACCCCGGCCCTCGTGATCTGCGACCACGACGCCGAGGACCGGGCGACGCTGGAAGGCGTGCTCCTGCTCGGCACCGTCCCGGCCGACAAGGCGATCACCGCCGGCATCCAGGCCGTCAGCGAGCGGCTCGTGGTGCAACCGGACGGGAAGGCCCGCCTGTACGTTCTGCGGGACTCGCTCGTGGAGCGGGACGCGGAACTCGACCGGGCCGGCCACCCGTGCTCGATCGTCGACGAGTTCAGCGCGTACATGTGGCCGAAGACGAACGACGGCCGGGCGGTGAAGGAAGTCCCGGTGGACCTGCACAACCACGCGATGGACCAGATGAGATATATCGTCCAGACTTTAGCCACCCGCGGGTTCGTGCAACTCACCCCGGACAGCGTGTCGGTGGGCGGTGGCACGATCGCGGCGCAACTCCAGCGGGCCGGGGGTTCGGTCCACCCGGACGACGAGGACGACGACGGGGACACGGGCGGCAGCATGTTCGGCAACCTCTTCGGGCGGGTGTAACGATGGGCGTCCTTTCGAACCTGGCGGGCGTGTTCGGCAACTGGCGGCAGCCGGCGGCCTCGACGGCGTTGGCCCCCGCCACACCGGCGGCCCCGGGCCGGCCGCGGAAGCCGACCGCGAGTTCGTCCGAGAAGATCGGCGCGACGCTCGGCATCGGCGTCGGCGGGCGGGTGAACTTCCTGCCGTACATGGACTCGGCCACGGGCGACACGCCCGAGGTCCGCATCGCCATGCGGCAGATGCTCAAGGACCCGTACGTCAAGGCGGCGTGGCTCGCGCAGGTGTTCGCGGTTGCGTCGGAGGAGTTCCAGGTCCACCCGTACGACGAGGCGGACCCGGCGGCCCAAGATCAGGCCGACTTCATCCAGGACGGCATCGAACGGCTGCCCCTCGGCTCCGCCGGTCTGATCTTTTCCATCCTCGCCCCGCTCGGGCCGGACGGCGTGAGCATCGTCGAGCCGGTGAGCGAGATCGAGGTCCAGGGCCGGTGGGCCGGGAAGTGGGTGCCGAAGGCCGCGAAGTCGAAGGACGTGCAGTTGCTGTACCTCCTCGGCGACCGCTACCGGAACATCACGGCCATCCGGTCCCTCCGGTCCCCGGAGTTGGAGGACATGGACGCGGTGGACTTCCTCATCACGAAGTACGCGCCGCTGTTCGAGGAGCCGTTCGGGTGGGCACCCTTTCGGGCGTCGTTGGCCGACTGGTGGCTGCTCGACACCGTGCGGAAGTTGCGGGCGATTCATCATGAAAAACGGACGGCGGGCACGATGCTCGGCCGGTACCGGGACCAGAACCAGAAGTCGACGCTGGAGCGGCTGCTCAAGAGCCTCCGCATCTCGACGTGGGGCGTGATCCCGGAAGGGGTCGAGATCCAGTTGCTGGAGATGACGAAGGCGAGCGACACGGACTACGCGAAGTTCGAGCAGGACAAGATCGTCGCCGTCGTCACGGGGATCGCGTTCGCCGAACTCCAGATGCTCAGCGGGGACGTGCCGGACGGGCGGGGGAACGCGAAGGTCCACCAGGACACGAGCGACCTGCCGAAGTGGTACCTCAGCAAGCTCGCCACGGAGACGATCAACCGGCAGTTCATCCCCCGGTACGTCGACTGGAACTTCGGGGGCGTGCGGGGGTACCCGCGGTTCAGCGTCGGCGGGATCAACCCGGCGGACATCGAACAGGAGATGGACCAGATCGCCAAGCTACAGGCAGTGGGATTCGACGGGCAGGCCGGCCGGCCTGCCCTCTCGATCAAGCACTACGCGAAGGCACTGGGGGCACAACTCGCCGACCCCCGTGACCCGACGGACCGACTCGCGTCCGGCACGCCGCCGACTCTCCCCCCTCAAGGGGGAGGGTTCAACCCGCTCTCGGCGTTCGCCGAACTGAACGCCGCAGTGACGAAGCTGGCGGAGGAAGTCCGGGCAAAAAAAGCCCGGGGGCGGTGAGGCCCCCGATCCCGCTCACCGTGTTTGCCGAACCGCCCGACGGCCCGGCACCGCTCGACGACCAGTTCGCGCTACCGGGTGCCGACGGCGCGAAGGCCGTGGACCTGCTCGGGTCGGTGAAGGCGGCCGGCGTGGACGCGATGGCCCGCCTGTACCGCACGGCCGTGCAGCGGTTGCTCAATGACCCGAACCCGCTCAGCGCGACGACGCTGTTGACGGACGACGAGTTGCAGGAACTGGCCGACTACATCGGCTCGGCCTTGTCGGTGGGCGAACTGCTCGGCCGGGCGAGGGTCCACGGGCTGGCGGCGAAAGGGGAGGGACGATCGGCCCAGACCTTTGCCGAAGGTGACGAGGTGAACCCGTTTGAGGCGTTCGCCGACCCGGTCCCGTTCCTCCTGCCCCGGAACGCGGTGGACTACTTCCGCAACCTCGTGCCGACCCTCGGCATCGACCCGGCCCGGTTCGGCCCGCTCATGGACCGGCACGCCTTCACGATGGCCCACGCCGCCGACCAGGTCGTGCTCGGCAAGGTGCAGACGGCCCTCTCTCAGTTCCTGAGCGGGGAGAGGGATCAAGTCGAGGGCACCGACGCTGTGCCGGGGTTCGGGGCCGAGCGGGGCGGGGAAGTGGTCGAGCGGATGCTGAACGCCGCCGGGGTGACGCCGGCCAACCCGCAGTACAGCGAAATGGTCTACCGGACGAACCTGATGGACTCGTACCACCAGGGCGTCTCGGCCGAACTCGCGACCCCGGAGATGCAGGCGATGTTCCCCGTGTGGCAGTACCTCGGCATCGCCGACGGGCGGGAGGGCGAGGACCACGCCCCGAAGTTCAACCGCTACTACCCGACTTCGGCGTCGTTCGGCGAGGTGCGTGGGCCAAGAATTTTCAACTGCCGTTGCAGTTCAGCCCCGGTCACGAAAGGCCGGTGGGCGAAGTTGCAAGCGGCCGGGGCGAGCGTTGAGTCAAATTGGTGATCCTCTGGAGGAGCGTATGAGCACGAGCGAATTGCGGGCCATAGCGGTCGGGTCATCGGTCACCGTCGGTTACCCAGCTAACGCCGCGAACTCTGTCCCCGGAGTGGTTACGGGCGTGCAGATCGGCGAGGGGAACCTCGTCACGTTTTACCGCGTGGCATGGTGGGACGGTCGGACGCGGCGGGAAGAGTGGCTGTCGCCGACCGAGGTTGTTCCAGGCGAGTCCGTGACGGCCTGTCGGATCGGCTTTACGGGGCAAAAGGATGAACGAATTCTGCGTTGATTGTGGCTGTTGGCACGAACCAACGGCGGACTGTCGAATGGAGTTGGTGAGATCCCTAACCTTTTTGGACTTTCAACATGACGACGATTGCGGAACAGTTTGCGAACGAGGCGGCGGCGTTCTCCCGGCAGGGCAAGCACCGGCTCGCGGCCGAGGCCCACCAGGACGCGGCCTTCAACTTCTGCGAGGCGAAGGCGCACCAGCGGGCGGTGACGCACGCCCTGTGCGCCGTGAGCTGCCACATCGAGGCGGGCGAATTGCCCGTTGCCGAGGACGTGCTGGAGAGCATTGAGGAGGAACTGCCTAAACTCGCCGGCATTGAGGACCACACGCTCGACTCCGTCCGCACGAAGAAACTGCAACTGAAGACGCTCCGGGCCGAGCGGACCCCCGTGGCGGCAACGACCGACTGGAACGGCCCCCTGAAGCCGATCGACGAATTGAGTTACGTACCATCGAACCCCAAGCCCCCGGGGGAAGTGGCGGAGGTCGTGTTGGAGACGCCGGGCGAACTACTCACGCCCCAGGACGTCCTCGACCGGGCGAAGGGCGTCGGCGTCGTGAACGTCACGATCAACGAGGCGGGCAACGTGTTCTTCACGGACGGGTACACCGTGGCCGAGGGCGAGGACGCCCAGAAGGCCGGGCACGACGCCTGTGAACTGATCCGGGAGGCCCTCGAAACCGTCGGCCTGACGACCGAGAACGCCGTCCACGCCGAGGGGAAGATTGCCGGCCGCGTGATTGTTCGCGGCGGGTCGGCCCTCATTTGACGGAAGAGTTACCACTCAGGCAGGGAAGTCGGAATCTTTACGGGCATGCCGACGGCCCCCGCAGATACCGCCCCGCTGACCCTCCGTGCCTGTAAGGGCGTGGAGGTGTTCACGACGGCGGGCCTCTCGCCGGACCAAGACGGATACACGCCGGACCAACTACGGCAGGCGGTCGAGAACTTCTACCTCCTCGGCGAGTTCCGCCTCAGCCTGCTCGACCCGCCCCTCGGCATCGGCCACGACGACGACCAGGACGTTCTCACGGCCCTGCTCGCCTCGGACCCGCGGCTCGCCCCGTACCTTACGGCCGCGAGCCTGGACGGCGACGACGGCCCGGCCGCCGGGTGGATCACGGGCCTGAAGGTCGTGCCCGATCGGTTCGCCAGGGGTGCGGTCGTCCTGATCGCCGACTTCAAGGACATCCCCGCCCCGATCGCCGACCTGATCGACGCCCGGGCGTACAAGCGGGTGTCGGTCGAGATTTACAACGACTTCGTCGATGGGCTCGGCAACCACTACGGGTTCGCCCTCCGCCGGGTGGCCCTTTGCGGATGGGCGCCACCGGTCAACAAGGCGATGGCCGACGTGCCGCTCACCATCGCCCAGTTCGCCGAGCCGAAACAACTGGCGTTTGCGGGCCGGCCGCGAACCGCCAACGCCGTCAAAAACACGTTCACCTGCTTCTCGGAGATGCGACCGATGAACAAGGCCCAGATGCTCGCCGCCCTCAAGGGCAAATTCACCCTGTCCGACGCCGCGGCGAACGCGATGAGCGACGCCGAGGTGGTCGCGATCTACAAGAAGTTCAGCGAGCCGACCCCGCCCGCTCCGGTTCCGCCCGTCGCACCGCCGGTCCAGAAGATGGACGAGGGCGCGCCGCCCCGGGACCAGATGATTGCCGAACTCCAGGCGGCCGGGCAGGACGCGGCCCAACTCGCCGCCCTCGACGACCAGACGTTGGCCACGGTGTACGCCCAGTGGAAGGCGCAACAGACGCCCGCCCCGGCGGTGCCGGCCGCGATGATGGCCGAGGTGAAGAAGTACAGCGAGCAGGCGAAGACGCTCGTCACGACCCTGACCATCGCCGTCGCGACGGCGAAGACGCAGGCCGACAACATCAAGCGGTACGCCGAAGAGACCGTCCGCACGCAGAAGGCCGGCAAGATCGCCGCCGCCCGCCTGGACCTCATCGGCGCGAACGGCGTCGCCCACTGCACCCCGGCCGAGTTCGACACCCTCCACAAGCCGACCCTCGAATCCCTCGACGACTTGAGCGTGCAGAAGTTCTCGGAAGGGAACCGCTCGTTCGAAGGGACGGCGTTCGCCAACTACGTCGCCAAGCTCAAGGCCCTGCCCGCCAAGAAGGTGTTCAGCGAGAAGTTGCCGGCCGGCGTCCTCCCCGGCGGGGGCGACCCGACCGCGGCCATCGACGCGGAAGTGAACAAGGTCCGGGCGTTCGCCGAGACGCACGAGACCGAGGTCAAGGCGTTCGGCCTGACCAAGGACGGGTACGTGAAGCGGTTCACGGAACTCAAGGCCAAGGTGCCCGACCTGACCGCCGAGAAGTACACCCGCCAGTCGGCGTGATGTTCTGACCCCGGTTATTTGCTGACGCCAACAAATAATCGCGGTTGGAATCACCCGCCGCGAAGCTGCTAAGTCCCGCACACTGCCCCGGAGTAACCGAACATGCCCCTCGCGACCGCCAAGCCCCAGAGCGAAATCCTCGCCCACAACCCGGCCGACACGAACTACCGCAAGCTCGACACCCTCGCCGCGGCCACGAAGTTCTACCCCCTGTGCTTCGCGGGCATCGACACGTCCAACGGCCTGGCGAAGAAGTTCGACGGGTCGAGTGCGACCGTCTGGCTCGACGGCGTCTGGGACATGGACAACGTCGCCAACCTCGACGCGGCCGACGCCGGGGTGGAGCAACTCCGGGTGTCCAAGCCGTTCGGCTTCCGGGTCGCCGTGGCCGCCGGGGGCGTGGCCGCGACCGACGTGAACAAGCCCGTCTACGCGATCTCGGGCAACGACTACCAGGTGAGCCTCACGCCGCCGGCCACCGGGTTCACCGAGGCCATCGGGTACGTCGAGGACGTCATCAGCGCGACCGACGTGCTCATCAAGCCGCGGTACAAGAAACAGCCGGCCCAGGGCGCGGGCGGCGGCCGGATGTCCTTCGCCTTCCCGGTCAACCTCGCGTCCGTCACCGGCACGCAGGACGTGGTGACGAACTTCACGCCGGGGTTCGCGGGCAAGGTGGTCGGCTTCTCCTACGTGGCCAACGTCCCGGCCACGACCGCGTCGAAGCTCGCCACGTTCAACCTCGAAGTGAACACGACCGACCTGACCGGCGGCGTCATCGCCCTGACGACGGCCCTCGCGACGCCGATGGGCAAGACGACGAACTCGACGGCCATCACCGCCGGCAACGCCTTCGGCGCGTCGGACTCGTTCTCCATCGAGGCGAGTTCCGTGACGGCCTTCGCCGAAGGCTCCGGGACGTTCGTCGTCGTCGTCGAGCCGGCCGCCAACAACTAACACCCCGGCCGCGTGGGTACCGTGTGTACGGTACCCGGCCGATTGAATTTCCCCCGACCACCGCCCCGGAGTTCCGCACATGTCGCCCGACGTCTTCACCAGCATCCTGAACACCGAACTGATGGTCGCCAAGGCGAACGCCGAGGCGATCGGGCCGGCCCCGGTCGAGCGGTTCTGCCAGGTCATCCCGTCCACGACCCGGGTCCACAACTTCCTGTTCGACTCCGTCGTCGGGGACATGAAGGAGTTCAAGGGCCACCGGACGTTCCAGAAGTTCGCGTCCGACGTGTACCCGATCCGGAACAAGCGGTTCGACAACACGTTCGAGGTCAACAAGGACGACGTCGACGACGACCAGGTCGGCGTGTACAAGCTCCGCCCGGCCCAGATCGTCAAGAAGTCCCGCCGGTTCTGGCAGCGGTTGGCCCTCCGGGCGTTGCGGGACGGGGAGACCGGCCTCGCGTTCGACAAGCAGCCGTTCTTCTCCCAGACGCACGGCGTCGGGTCGGTGGCGGCGAGCGGCGTCGGGGCGGGCGAGGGGGACGGGAACATCATGACGTTCACCGCCGCGAGCGGGGACGCGAAGAGCCACCGGATCGTCCTCGTGGTGAACGACGGGTCGACGGAGATCAAGCCGATCATCATCACCGAGCGGATGCCGGTGACGGAGTTGATGACGGACGCCGGGACGCCCCAGGCGGAGATGAACCTCGTGTACAAGTACTGGGTCGACGCCCGGTACGGGGCCGGGTACGGGTTCTGGTGGGACGCCCTGCTCATCAAGATCACGAACACGCCGACCCAGACGGAACTGCAAAGCTACCTCGGCAAGGCCGAAGTGCGGCTCCGGTCGTTCCTCATCGACAAGGCCCGGGCGGGCGACGACAGCACGGCGTTGCACGAGGAACTGAACTTCAACGCCGAGTCGGTGACGGCCCTGTTCGGCACCGGCCTGACGAACCTCATGCGGACGGTGCTCGGGGCGGACACGATCGTCCAGTCGGGCGCGCCGGTGACGAACATGTACAAGGGGTGGGCGTTCCCCCAACCGACGAGCTACCTGAACTAACCGGCCCCGCCGAGTCCGACATCCCGCCGCCCTCGGCCGTCTGCGATGGCTGGGGGCGGTTTCGCTTTCGAGGCGCGAGTCCATGCCGTGGGTCACGACCGCCGAACTGAAGAACGCGACGGCTTCCGTCCTCGGCCAGTCGCTCCGGGTGGGCGGGAGCAACGGGTCGGTGAACATCGCCCAGCACTGGGACGAGCCGGTGGCCGCGGCCGTCAGCTACGCCCGCGGCGTCATCACCCGGGCGCTCGCCGCCCGCGGGTTCAAGCCCGAGCAGATCGCGGCGTGGGACGAACTCCACGACTACCACCGGCGGGTCGCCCTGTGCAACGTGTTCCGGGAAGGCGGCCTCGGCACCGGGTACGACGGCCTCCACCTCGGCGAGTACTGCAAGGCGGTGGCGGAACTGGCGGCCGTCCCCGTCACGATCGGCGGTGTGATTATCGACCCGAAGGGGAGTGAGGGCGGGTGCAGTTCGGGCGACTTCGACTTCACGGCCGAGGTCCGCGTCCCCGGGGGGTTCGCCCACGAGCGGCCCCGACACGGCGGGTGCGGCGGGCCGGGGTACGGGTCGGACGGTGGAAGGGGCTGGCGGTGATCACCCAGACGTACTCCGCGGCCGACTTCAGTGCCCGCCTCGCGGCGGCGGCCGGGGCGGTCCAGCGGGGCGTGCCGGAGCCCCTGTTCAAGCCCCTCGGCCTGTTGTTCCAGGCGGACGTCCGGCGGCAGTTCTACACCGGCGTGGGGCCGACCGGCGTCCCCTTCCAGGCCCTGGCCCGCCCGCGGCCGGACGGCAGCGACAAGCCGCTGATGAACCAGGGCTTGTTGGCGAACAGTTACGTCGCCGAGGTGACGGCGGCGGGCGTCGTCGTCGCGTCGGCCCACCCCGGGGCGGCCTTGCACCAACTCGGCGGGGTCATCCGGCCGGTCCGGGCGAAGGCCCTGACCCTCCCCCTGACGCGGGAGGCGGTGCGGTACGGCAGCCCCCGGCGGTTCCCCCGCCCGCTGTTCGTCCGCGGCGGGTGCTTGTGCGAGTGGCAGGGGACGGGGCGGGACCGGGTGCTCGTCCGCCACTACCGGTTCGCGGCGGAAGTGACCGTCCCGGCCCGGCCGGTCGGGTTCACGGAAGCGGCGTTAAGCGACGCGGCGGAGATGCTGGCGGACTACTACCTCTCGATGGCGGGGTGACCGATGGCGTACACGGCGGACGTTCACGGGCGGATTCGCGACGCGGTCGCGGCGGCCCTCCGCGGCGTGGCCGAGACGATGTACGCGGACGGCGACGGGGCGTTCGGCGTGCCCGCGGAACAGGTCTACGCCGTCAACAAGTTCGTTCGCACGCAGGTGGACCTGCCGGCCGTCGTGGTGAGTTACGAGGGCCTGGCCGAACAGGTCCGGGGCGGGACGAACCGGGAGGACGACGTCGCCTACCCCGTGTTCGTCGGCCTGTACGTGAACGGGCCGGTGAACAACGAGACGGCGGCCGGCGGGCCGACCCTGACCCAGTTCCGCGACACCGTCCGCGGCCTCTTCCACAACCGGCGACTGGCCGGCGTGCCCGAGGTGTACCAGTGCGAGGTGTCGCCGCAACCGCTGGTGCAAGAGGGCCTGCCCGGGTACGAGCAACTGGCCACGTCCGTCGTCGTCACGGCGGCGGCCCGCGTCGAGCGGAACCCAACCTGGAGTAAGACATGAGCGACCTGGTACGGATGGGGTGGACGACCCGCCTGGGCGTGGCCGTGAGCAACCCCGATAACCCGCCGACCGACCCGACGGAAGAGATCGAGTTCCTCGATGATAACGTCGCGGACGTCCAGACGCGGGAGGACGCGAGCGGGACCACGGGCATCCGGTCCGTCCCGGCCGACCGGATGGTGGAGATGTCCCGGATGGTCGTCGGGTCGATCGTCTTCGAGCCGAAGCCGCTGGACCTGCAGCGGTGGTTCCCCCGGATCTACGGCAAGGCCGGGACCGGCTCGGGCACGCTCACCTTCGGCCTGGGGAATGTCCTCCCGGCGTTCGACCTGTTCAGCCTCCGGACGGGCGACACGACCGAGGACGGGGTGAGCGGCCTGCACGTGTTCCGCGAGTGCCGCGTGGCGTCGGCCACGTTCGAGTGCCAGGAGGGCGGGCGGTTCAAGTGCACGCTCAACGTCCTCGGCAAGGACCGCGACGCGGCGATCAACGCGGCCTACGAGTGGCCGGCCCTGACCTACGACCGGCAGTCCCCGTGGAATCTGGCGAACGCCGTGCTAACGGTGAACGGGACGGGGTACTCGTTCTACCGCTTCGCGCTCACCCACGACAACGTCCTCGCCCCGCGGATGATGAGCGGGAGCCTGTCGCCGACCGAGTTCCCGACCGGCGGCCGGGCCGTCCGCCTCGGCCTGTCCACGCCGTGGGGGAACGGCCTGCCGCTGCACCAGACGCTGCGGTCGAGCCCGCTGACCACGGCGGTACTGAAACTGGCCTACGGGAGCGGCGGGGCCGAGCGGTTCGTGCAGTTCGCCACGCCCCGGCTCATCCCGCCCGACTTGCGGTCGCCCGTCGTGCCCAGCCGCGGCGAGATCCGGTACGACGTGGAACTGATGGCGTGCGCGACGACCACGAGCGGGGCCGTGGACGCCGACTCGGAACTGGTGACGACGCTCAAGGTGGGGTAATTCGGGGAGGCTGGAACGATGGCCAACTTTCGGAACATGACGTTGGTTTGGAACATCTACCGCGGGACGTCGTTCGGGGGCGACCTTGAGTTTAATCAGGGGACGGAGGACGGGCCGGACTACGACCTGACGGGGATGACGGTGGTCGTCACCATCGGGGACACCGTCTATCGAAGCGGTGTTGCCCCACAGTTGACTGTGCCAGTGCCGACGAACGGCGTAGCACAGTTTCGCCTCGCGGACGCCGACACCGCCGCGATGACCGAGCCGCGGTACCCGCTCACCGTGGACATCGACAACGGGGGCGGGAGTACGACGCGGTACTGGGACGGCGTCGTCTACATGGCGTGACGGGGGCGGAATGTGGGCGGGTTTGGAGGGAGCACATTGGCCCCCTCGTTTGCTTCTGGCCGAGCAACCGGTCAACTTGACGGCGGGTTTGCAGGCACTCTTGTTTCGAGGTAGACAACGTGGGCAGCGTGTTCGGGAAACTGCAACCCCATGTCGTCTAGACACGCGCACATCAGTCGAGCGTCGTCCGGCAACCGGTCGACGAAACCAGCCCACCCGATCAACAGCAACTGCCGGGGCATGGGCACCAGCCCGGTGATGGCGTCCCAAAAGGCGTTCCAGTTTCGCCCATACCAGCCCGGAAAGTCGAGCGAGCGCATGAGCAGCGATTGCAACTCGTCGGCCGTATTCACTGCGGACAGGTCAATCTCTACACTCGCTCGCCGCGCATCCATCGCTAGAACCTCAGTCGCCGCCAAATTTGAGGTCGCGGCGAATCACTCCGATGGTTTGGCCTAGTGCAGAGAGAGCAACCGGTCAGGATGCGGCCGGGCCCGGTGCAGGCCCAGTTCGGCGGGCTCTATGCGGCTCCTTCGCCCGCACCGGTCACCGTCTCGATGGCGAACATGTCATCGATCCGCTGCCAGTCCACGCCGGTCAGTCCGGCCGCCGTCCAAACGACACCGACCCACTCAGTTATTCGGCCGTGGTACGGCACCCGCACGCAACCCGACGCCCAGGCCGGCCAACCCAGCCAGCGGCGGGACAACGCACCAGCCCGCGTCCGGGCCAGCATTGCCCCGGCGGCCCGGACGAAGGTCCGGTTCAGCCTCGGCGGGGGTGGGACCATCTCGTACCACCGGTCGTCCACATGATACGCGAGCGGCGCGTCCCGCCACGGGTGGTAGCGAACCGCGGTGGCATGGTCATGGATGGCCATCTCCAGGACCATCCGCCAGATTAGGCGGGCGAACGGCCAGTCTCCCGGGGACACGAACATTGCGTCCGCTGACGGCGTGTGTCCAGCCCATGCATGAGCGACGAGACCCACCCCGAAGCCCTCTGTCGCCGAACTTGTAATTCTCTTACACGTTGTTGGAGTATACTCGCGAACGAAACAGCCGGTCCAACACTTTTCGCCCCGCTTTCGCCGCCGTTACGGCTGGGCACCGGCCGTAACACTGCTACCCGATTGACGCGCCGCGCGACATAACGCGATTACTGCAGCGCCACGACAGCCGTGAGTGGGAACCAATTGGCGCGCTGCTGAGTGGGAAAGAGATCAATTTCTTACGGATGTGGTATCAGCCAGAGGCCTTCGCGGACACGGGCGGGCCGACCGATGCCCGCACCGACCCGGCGTTCGGGGTCGCCGTGACGGCGGTAGATGGTGGCTTCACCGCCGCCCGCAGTTGACCCACGCGGGCAAGCGGGCGCAAGTACCCGCCCGCTTGCCAGAAGAGTCGCAACGCCGCTCCGAACATGGTCAATCCCTCAAGACGGGTCGGTGGTGGTCAAAGGCCCGAGCGATGCCGCCCCGCGGGCGTAGGTTCCGCTCCATGCGATGACGGAGTCCGTCTCGTCGTACACGTCGAACGTCCCGTCGTTGTTGAACGTCACCTTGTTCCGGCCCGGCCGGATTGCGTCCCTTACCGTTCGCCCGCCATCGCTGCCGCCGGCCAAGTTCCGGCCGAGCACCCGGTCGGCCACCGCCGCCGTGCTGTTAGCGTCCACTTGGACCTGCCGCTGGCCCCGCACGTCATACGAGCCGTCCCCGTTCACGAGTGTCGCCCACCCCGACGTTACCTGCGCGGCCCCAGAGTAGACGAAGCACTCGTGGTCCCCTGTGAGCGTCCCCGTGAACGTCACCGCATACCGCCCCTTTGCAGTCGGGACTTCGCTCAGGCTGAATGGCGAGCCGGTGACTTGCGTGTCACTCCCGGCCGGGAAGACTCGCAGGGTCGGCGTCGGCAGGTTCGGGAGCGTCGTCAGGGTAATGGTCTGGGATGCCATGCGTTCACCTGTCAAGTTTGAGTGTTCGACGGAAGCCGCTCACGCGCAAGTCTGGGGGACGGCCAAACCCAGTTTCTTCTTGACCCTCGCAACCGTGCACGGGGCGACGCCGCACCGGGCGGCGATCTCGTTCGCCGTCCCGCCGTCCTTGAACGCCGCGGCGACGCGGGCCTCCGTCTCCTCCGGGGATCGCGGCGGGGTCACGTCGGGGTGAGCGAGTTTCGCTTTCGTCCACCGGACCAGTGCGTACGACACGCCGCACCGGGCGGCAATTTCGTCGGACGACAACTCGCCCTGCTTCAGCAACGCCTCCACCTCGGCCACCTTCTCCGGCGGGGCGTACGGCCGGTCGGCCCGGACGCGGTCGAGCGTGTCGTACTTGCCGCACGCCCGGCAGCGGATGTTTATGCTGCCGGACCCGTTCGGCCTGACGAACATTTCAGGCCGCCCGCAGTGCCGGCACGGGGGCAAGTCGCGAGAACCTTCGCGACCCGAGCGGACGACGGCCCCAATCGGGGGCAACTCGGCCTTCTCCCGCAGCCGCGACACGGCGGACAATTCCAGGTCCATCACCCGGCGGGCTGATAATCGTAACGCCTTTGCGGTGGTCGCCACGTCCGCCGCCGCGTGCCCTTGAAGGCCGAACCGTCGCACGATGACCGCGGCCTCGTCTTCTGGCAACGTGGTGAGGATGAACTCGACGTCGGCGGCGGCGTCGATTTTCCAGACGGACCGCTCGTCGTGGGAGACGAAGCGGACGTCTTCCACATCCTCGCCGGACTTGGCGTAGTGCGGGTTGCCGCCCCGCCCGCGGCCCTTGCCTTGCCGCCGACACCAATTCAGGCCGAAGAGGTGTTTCGTCATCGAGTTCGCGGCGAAGGTGGAGAACTTGGCCGACTTACCGCCGTGCCCGACGCTGGCGTCGGGGGAGTAGTTGGCCGCACACCGGGTCAGGATGAAAAACGCTTCCGACTCGACGTCGTCCCGCCCGAACCGGTCGCCCGTAGCCTTCTGGAAACTGTTGACGATCTTGTAGGCGAGGTTGATGCACGAGGCGGCGAGGGCCTGTTGCTCCGGCGTGAGCGGGTTGTACTTGTCGGGGTGACGGGGCATCAACGAACCTCCACGAGATGAACCGGGTCGAGTCGGTTGGCGGGCATCGGCCCGACCCACGGCCGGCGGGACCGGGCGAGCCACGTCCGCCAGTCGTCGGGCATCCGCTCCCGAACGAGGTCGGACGCGGCCCGCACCGCGGCGGCTTCCGTCGGGAACCCCGCCTCGGTCACCGGGTTGGCGAACACGAAGTGGGGCGTCCCGTTCTGCCAAATCCGCCCGACCCACACGGCCGGCCGCTTGGGGTCAAGTTCGTCGTTGAACGCCTCAATGAACGGGCGGCGTGATTGGCCGGTCGCGGGCGGCGTCCAGTCCTCGCCCCACCGCCACTTCAGGTACCGGGCGACGAGCAGACCGGTGGCGACCGGGTCGCGGGACCGGCGGATGAATTGCACCTCACGCCCGCCGACCCACGGCGCGGCCTCCCAGATTTCGGCCGCGTAGAGGAGGCGATCGCGGCCGAGTTTGCCGTCGAGGGCGGCCTGCTTGTGGGCCGTCACGTGCCGGTACCGCCACGGGCTGCCGTCCACGTGGCTCGGGTCGTACTCCTGCAACGCCAGCACCTCGGTCAGGGACGCGGGCACGGCGGCGAGGCCGGGGTAGGGGTCGTCGGTCATGTCGGAACGTACCGGGTGTGGTGTCCTCAACCTTCCCACCCGCCTGCCTGACTGCTCCCCGGCACACTCAGGCAGGGCCGGCGGAATCTTGCTGGCCATGTACTTCCGCATCGGCGCGACCCCGTTCGACCCGAACTCCGTCTCCGTGACCCGGAGCAGCGTCGCGCGGCTGAACCGGGCCGGCAACCCGATCGCCCGCCTGTGGGCGTGGTCCGTCACCGTCTACCTCGGGTCCGCGGCGACCACCCCGGCCGCCCGGCAGGTGGACTTCGTCGTCCAAGAGGCCCGCCTCCACAACCTCCTCGACGTGCCCGGCCAGGAGTACGCGCTGCACTGCGACAACGGCACCCCGGCGATGGTCCTCTCGCCCGTCGGGGCCGTCGCGCCGCCCAAGGCCGTCGAGGTCGGCAACCTCGTCGAGGGCCGGGGCGAGTACGCCGGCAAGCGGACGATCAGCTTCAAGGTGACGGCCGAGTACCCGCTCACGGGTAACAAGGGCCTGCTCCTGAACTTCGAGGAGACGCTGTCGTTCGTCGGCGACGGCGGGCCGATCTGGGACGACTACGGCGCGGACAGCGGGTACTCGATCCGCCAGGTCATCCGCCCGAACTCGAAGTGCTTCGCCTACCAACAGGGCACGGCCACCGGGTACCTCGCGTACCCGAACTTCGGCGGCCCCCACGGCTCGCCGATCTCCCTCTGGCCGGCCGACTACAAGTCGAACCTGAGCCGGTACGACGTGGTGACCCCGCGCGTCACCGGCGAGACGTACACGGACTTCACCATCACCTGGGCGTACTCGCACGAGCGGTGGGGCACCCCGTTCGTCGGCGTCCCCCACCTCTGGAAGTAACCCATGCCCTCCGACAAAGTCCTCCGCGGCAACGCCACCCCGGTCGCGGACGTGTGGACGTACACCGTGACCGACGCGGGGAGTGGGAAGGCCCACGGCGTCGCGGCCGGCAGCGGCAAGGTGATCGCCCTGACCCTCGGCTCCGGCGAGACGACGGCCTCGGCCGCGGCGAAGTTGCAGGGCCTGCTCGCGGCGTCCCCGGCCGGCGAGTTCTACGAGTACAGTTGGGCCGCGAACGGGGCCGTCGTCACCGGCACGGCCAAGGTCGCGGGCGTCCCCGGCGTGTTCACCGGGGCGTTCACCGCCCTGGCGGCGACGCTGACGAACTCCACCCCCGCGAAGGGGCCGAACTTCTTCAACGACCCGAAGAACTACACCGGCGGGACGCTCCCGGTGGACGGCGACCGGATCGTGTTGGACGAGAACTCCCCGGACGCCCTGTACGGCCTGACGTGGCTGCGGGACGGCCCGGTCGTGCCGGCGAAGATCGAGACGGAAAACTTCACCGGGTCGATCGGCCTGCCGCCGGTCCGCGGGGCGTCGAACACCTTCTCCACGGCGCAAGGCGCGACCTACCCCGAGTACCGCGAGCGGTTCCTCCAACTGGCCGCTGGCGTGGCGGAGGTGAACGTCGGCCGGGGCGAGAGCGACACCGTACCGGCCCTCGTGAACCTGGACCTCGACGGCGACGACGTCACCCTGAGCGTGTACGGCGGGACGGTCAACGTGCAGGGGACGACCGGCCACCCGCGGCTCGCGGTGAGTCAGGGCCTGGTCACGGTCGCGGGCGACGTCGGCTCGACGGGCGGGTTCCTGGACGTCCTCATCGGCGACGAAGGGGACAGCGGGACCGACGCCAAGGTGGTGTTCGGGGACGGCGCGACCGTGCCCCTCGTCCACAACCAGAGCGGCGAGTCGGAATCGTCCGCCACGGTGACATCGCTCGAAATGGGCCTGAGTGCCACGTCGCACCGGCAGACGGACGGCAACTGCACGGCGACGCAGTTCGGCGGCCTGATCGACTTCCGGTCGGACGGCACGCTGACCGTGACCGCGACCGGGATCGGGACCACGGTGGACTTCTCTCGCGACCCGCGGCCGAAGGGTTTGGCCTCGTCGAGCAGCTTCCGGGCCGGGGCCAAGTTCCTCGACCCGGCGAACACCCGCACGAGCGGCAGTGGCGCGACCTACGACCAGACCAGCCTGCCGCTCTCCAAACTCGGGGCGAGTGTCCCCGTGGTGAAGCCGTAGCACACGACTCGTCGCAATCCGCTGATAAATTGCGATGAGATTGCGATGAACCCTTGAGGAAGATTCCGTGACGTCGTTGAAACTGATCCGGGACGGGATGAACCTGCCCTTCAAGATCCAGGCCCACGGGCCGGACGGCCCCACCCTGGCCGGCGTGTACCGCCCGCTGTCCCGGGAGGCGGTGACGGATCTGACGGCCGACGTGAACCGGGAGCCGGCCGGCAAGGCCCGCGTCCGGGCGACGGCGGCCAAGGTCGCCGAGCGGGTCGTGAGTTGGGACTGCGAGGACGGCCCGCCGACGGCGGAGAACGTCGCCGCACTCCCGCCCGCGTTCTTCGACGCCCTCGAACTCGTGGTCACCGGGTACGCCCGGAGCGGGGCCGACGACGAAAAAAAATCCGCGTTGCCGCAGTGCTGATGCTACTGCGGCCGGAGTGGGACCGGACCTGTGCCGACTGCCAGCGGTTCCAGTTCGACGACGAGGAGGAGTCCCCGCGGCGGGGCCGGGTCGAGCTGACCCGCGACGGCGACCCGCTCCCGCGGGCGACGGACCCGCCGTGCCGCCGGTGCCCGAAGGTGCCGGCGTCCGTCCTCGACGTGAGGCAACGGACGGGCGGGCGGGTGACCCCGGCCGACGCCGTCGAGCCGGACGACCGGCACCGCCGGGCGGTCGAGCACTACCTGGCGTGCGCCGCCGTGAACCAGTTCCCGGACGACGACTGGGTCCGCGACCACGCCCGCCTGATCCGGCCGCTGGCCCGGCAGGCGGACGACCGACCCCTTCTCCACCTGACCGCGGCCGTGCGATCGCTGGCCGGCCGCGTCGCGAGGGATTAACGTGCCGGACGAGATCCAACAGGGCCTGAGCACCTACCCCGGCGTGATCGGGTTCGAGAGCGTGTCGTACGCGGTCGAGCACGGGAAGACGCCGGGCCGGGTCATCGCCACGAGCCGCTTCCCCCCGGTCGGGGTGGCGAGCGGGGGCGACTTCGTCATCACCGACGGGCAGCGGTCGCTCACCGTGCGGGACTGCAAGTACCAGCGGCTCGAAACCGAGGTGTCGAACGACGGCACCGGCGGGTGGCTGTGGACGCTGTACTTCCTGGACCGGGGCTGGCGGTGGCAGACGGGCAAGATGTCCGGCCACTACAACCAGCGCGACACCCGGGGGAACCTGAAGCCGCGGACGGTGAAGACGTTCACGCAGATGGCGGAACTGTGCCTGAAGGAGATGGGCGAGAAGAAGTGGGATATTGATTTTCCCGACGGCGTGACGATGTCCCAGGTGGCGAACGTGCCGGACAACCCGGCCCCGGGCCAGACGACCCCGCCGACGAGCACGAACCCGGAAATCGTCTGGGACCACCGCGTCCCCCTCGACTGCCTCCTGGACCTGTGCGACCGGGCCGGCCGGCGGTTCATGCGGTGCCCGGTCCGGGACATCGTCGTCATCAAGCGGCCCGGGGACGGGGCGGCCCTCCCCGCGTCGCCCCGGTTCATTTCCGTGGCCGACGGCCTGGACGCGACGACGACGCCCCCGGGGGTCGGCGTGTACGGCGGCCTCGCCATGTTCCAGATGCGGCTCAAGCTCGTCCCCGTGGGCCTGGAGTGGGACGGCCGGTACGTGCCGATCGACGAGCTGAGCTACCGGCCGAAGCGGAAGCCGCAGCCGGGCCGGTACCGGGTGACGTTCACGGGCGACTTTGACGCGGTCTACGCCAAAGTCAACGGCCAGGAACTCGGCACGCTCGACCCGGCCGACCCGTTCAACGCGGCGGCGGCGGCGGCGTGGCTGGTCGATCAGATCGCCAACAACCCGGCCCTCCAGGGCACGGTGACGGCCACCGGCGGGGGCGGGGCGGTGGACATCGCCGGCACGGTCAACGGGCAGGCGATCGACCTCGTCTTCAACTCGTACCCGATCGTGGGCGACGCCGGGACCGGCTTCACGGTCGAGCAGATCGACCGGCCGATCAAGAGCGCGTGGGACGGCACGCCCGTCCCCGTGTTCTGCGACGTCGAGCCGACCGACCGCCTCGACTACCTCCAGGCCCAGACCCTCGCCGCGCAGTCCGTGTTCCGGTGCTACCGCGTGGCCGACGAGGACGTCAGTAGCGGGGCGCGTGAGAAGACGCCGGACAGGCCCGGGTCCACCCTGACCATCGACCCGGACCTCTACGACGACGCGCTCTCGTACGTCGTCGTCGTGAACGGCGTCATGTTCCAAACGGTGGGGCAGGAGTCGGCGGCCGGGGCGATCGCCGACCTCGCGGCCCAGATCACCGCCTACACGGGCCTCGCGGCCCAGGTGACGGCGGCGGTGGACCCGACGACCGGCGGCCTGCGGATCACGGGGGTGAACGACGGCCCGGCCCCGACCGTGGTCATCACCAGTGGCGAGGCGGCGGGGGGCGCGTCGGCCGCGCCGATCCCCGCCCAACCCCCGCAGCCGGCCGCGTCGAAGCCGATCTTCGTCCCGTACTACGGGCCGGTGAAGAACCGGGACCAAATCGTACTGCTCACCGAGAAGGTCGAACAGGTCGTGCCCGAGAAGCCGAACCCGGACGTCCTCGCGGCGGCGGGCAGTCCCGGCGTCGCCGGCCTCCCGGCCCCCCAGGCCGACACCTACTTCGGGTACAGCCGCGGCCAGCAGCCGACCGTGTACGGGGCGATCTGCAACGGCATCGAGCGGGGCATCTTCCACCCCGCCGGGTTGCGGGGGAACTGCCCCGGCGACCGGCGGGTCCGGGTGCCGTTCGTCGTGGACCCGGTCGGCCAGATGATCGTCTTCGACACGCCCGTCTACTACGAGAAAAAAGTCGGCGGCGAGAAGGACCAGGACTGGGTGTACGTCGCGGCGAACCTCGTGCTGGAGACGGCCGTCAACGTCCTGGAGAACGACACGTACGGGCCGCTCCGGTACCTGCGGTGGGTCCAGTTCGGCAAGCCCGAGCCGGGGAGCGACAACCGGGACCGGAACATGGAAGTCGATTTCTCGAAGTACGGCATCAAGAACACGCCCATCAAGAACGTGAAGCTGCCCCGCCGCCGCGAGAACATCGGCACCAGCGACGTCCCCGTGAAGGGGGTCGAGTGGTACCCGCACGAGGCCGACGTCGTGTACGCCTGCATCGGCGACTACACGTACGACGCGAAGGCGGACCGGCACACGCTGGGAGGCGTCCGCACCGCCCCCGACGACGTCAGCGCGAAGGTGGCCGACTACTACCTGCTCGGCCACCTGCTCGAACACGAACTGATCGACGCCCAGACGGCCCGGTACCGGGGGCAGGAACTCATCCCCCTCGACGGGGCCATCCAGCACGTGTCGTGGAGCCTGCCCGGCGAGGTGGTGACCACGGCCAGCCGCAACTCGTCGCACGGGGCGAACCCGCTGACCTACCCGCAGAGGCGGCGGGCCGAAAATTTAGACGCGGACCCCGAGCGGGCGGCGTTCAACCGGGTGTCCCGGGCGGCGGACGGGCTGCTGAACGGGATCGCCGCCGCCGGCACCTACGTCGCGCGGCTGATTAACGGCAGGCGGTAAAGGGGCCACCATGAGCGAGGCGACGAAGAAGGTCAGTCTGATTTTCGCGGTCGAGGGCGGGGCGCAGGCCGCCGCCGCGTTCGGCCGGGTGGGCGACGGCGCGAAGTCGGCCGCCCGGGAGGTCGCCAACCTCGCGACCACCCTCCGGGCCGCGGCCAACGGCGCGACCGGGGGCGACCCGTCCCGCCCGCCCATGAACCCGCTGGAGGCCATGATCCGGAGCGGGGGCGGCACGCCGACGCAGTCCGGGTACATGGACGTGAGCCGCCTCTCGCGGCCGGCGTCGGCGATGGACATGGCCCTCCTCGGCCGGCACGCCCGCGACCAGCGGTACGCGGAGGCGAACCGGCTCAGCCCGTACCACGCCCCGGACTCGTCGCAGCTGCCGGACGACGTGCGGACGTTCAGCGAGCGGAACTACGCGGCCCGCCGGTGGGGCCAGACGGCCGTGAACGGCCTGGCCGGGGTCGGGAAGGGCCTGGACGCGGCGAACGCCGGCCTCGCCCGGTTCGCCGGCCGGGCCATCATCCCCCTGGCCATCGCCCAGCAGGCGGCCGAGGGGGCGGGGGCGTTCCACTCCGAGCAACTCGTGAAGTACCAGGGCGGGTCGGAGGGCGAGCAGGCGCGGGCGGCGGCGAACGGCATGTGGCTCAGCCGCCAGGCCCTCGGCATCGCCGACACGTTCCGCGGGCGGACGCAACAGTTCGGCCGGGCCGAGTACGACGCCCAGTTCGAGAAGGTCCGCCGGGAGGGCGAGGAGCGGTCCCGCCAGGAGCAGAACCAGATCCGGTTGCAGCGGATGGAGTACGAGGCCCGGAGCGCGACGCTGAACGCCGACAGGCGGGTGGCAACGCCGGGGGTGTTCGACCGCGGCACGGTGGGCGGCGAGCGGGCGTTCCGGGAGGACACCGCCACCATCGGCGCGCGGCAGGGCGTGCTCGACGCCGAGAAGGAGAGGGCGGCCCTGGAGCGGTTGCAGGCGTCCCAGGAGGGGATGAAGCGGGACCTCCAGGTGCGGCTCGGCCAGTTGCAGACGGAGGCCGGGCGGTACTACAACGAGGCCCAGGCGACCGGCGGCGTGGACAAGTACGTCGCGCAGAACAAGGAGGGGTACCGGCTGACGGCCGTGCAGGACGCCCTGAAGGAACTCCGCGACCTGGAGGGGAAGATCGAGGACACGAAGGCCCGGGCGGTCGCCGCCGGCGCGCAGGTCGGCCAGTCCCGGCTCGGCGTCATGCAGTCCCAACTCGGCGTCCTGGAGGGCCGGGAGTCGCAGGCGGCGGGGACGGCCCGGCGGCTGGGGTCGATGACGGCGACCGAGTTCCAGATGGCCCAACAGGCGGCCCGGCTGGTCGAGGCCCACGGCATCGACAACGTCCCCCGGCCGACGCTGGAGTTGGCCCGCCCGCTCATCCCCCAGTACGTCGAGAAGCTGGAGGAGAAGCGTGGCGCGACCCGGTACGACCAGAACAAGGACTTCTTCGGCGGGTTCGGCGAGCACCAGTACGGCCTGAACGACGTTCGGGGGGAGATCGACGAACTGCGGAAGATTATCGCGAACGCGAATGAAGCCGTGAAGCGGGGGGCGGCCGACGACGCCGCGATTAAACTTGCTGGCGAAGAGTTCGCTAAGACGATGATGCGTTATTCAAACCAGGGGACTATTGCCGGTTTGAGGGAGTCTAAGCGGGCGGTCGAACAGTCCAACACCCGCGGTACGCGGTGAGCGTTACCACCCGTGGGGAAGTCGCTCCGTCGCGAACACGGCGGAGTAGAGATTCAGGGCGTCATCACTCGGCTTCTTTCCCGACTTGAGGGAATCGACGAGTTCGGGCAGCGCGGCACGGTGTTCAACGTCACCCATAAGATGGTTGATCCAGTCGCCTATCACGTCGAACTTTTGATCCTTCTTGCTGAGTACGTTTTCCCATCCCCACCGCACCAGTTCTCGGAATTCAGGCATTTTGCGGGTATACTCAAGGACTCGCATGGCAAAGTATCGACATGCGGGGGAGTTCTGCCCAAATCCTTTGACCTGGGACAGTTCCTTGTAGGTTGCTTTCAGGTTCGTCAAATCCGCCGACTGGGCCCTCGCAAGCAATTTCAGTTCATGAGGTTGATCGACTTTACTCATCTCCGAAATGTCACGTCTCGCCTTTGCGAGTGCCGTCTTCTCACTCTCAGACCGCTTGTTGAACTCGTCCAAAAAGGTGTCGATAGAAACCGTCTTCTCGATCGGTGGGCTGGCGATCGGGGTACTATTGCCCGAACATCCGGTGAGAACCGCCATAACGAGAAACGCGCAATGTCTCATCACCACTCACTCCCCGAATCGATGGCGTCCATCTTCGGTGAGTGAGTGGTTGAGGTCAAGGACCTTCCGTGGCATCGTTTTCAGACTTATGACTGCGCCGGCGGCCAGTAGCCGACTTTCTCCAAGAACTCGCGGAGGGCTACTTTCGCCACTGCGGTGCGCTCGGGCGGAACGCGATGTGAGTGGACATAGGCCATCAAGGCAGCGTCCTCTTCTTCGGTGAGTCGCAAGAACAAGGGTGCCGGCCCCTTCTTCTCTTCTTCCTGGGTGTTCGACGCCTTTTTTCGCTTTGCCATGACGGTAAGCATACCCTCACCTCTCGCTAAAGACGACGATACTAAACGCAACAATGATACATTGTTCGGTCTTTGATATCGACGGCAATCAAAAAATCTTCTTGACTCAGATATCATTGATATCATACACTCTGATGATATCGAATTGAACGAGTGAGACGAGGAGTCTGCCCGTGTCCGCTTGCCCCCCAGCCGTCATCGCCAGTTACCAACGGCCGGACGGCACCCGCATTCAGGTTCGCAAGCACCCTCGCGGCGTGGGCCTCCAGACGCGGTGCGTACAAGCCGACGGGCAAGGCTTTCCGTTGTGCGACGGCACGCCCGACCTCCGCTGGTGGGACATCACCGAGGGGTGGCAGTACCTCGCCATGCCCCGCGACGTCTATGAGGCGGCGATGTTCGGCGACGCGGCCTGACCCTTTCCCCCTTGCACGGAGGTTCTTCTATGGCGACCCGCACGTCCTGCTCGTGGTGTCATGAACTGGCCGAATCGCCGCATTGCCCCGCGTGCGGCCACCGGGCCGACTTGCCCCGGACGGCGTGCGACTGCGTGGTCTGCTCGGCCCGCGTCATGGGTGCCGTACTCGGGCTGGCCGAGCACCACGAACTGGTCGCCGCCGGTCAGAACGCGAACGACGCCGCCTTCACCCGGCGTGAGGCAGGGGCCTGCCGGTGGCTCGCCACCCTCATCCTCGCCCGCTTGATGTTCGGGCCGGGCCGAACACCCTCGGCCGGGCAGACGTGCCCGTGATGGACAGTCCGACGAACCACCGAGGCAAGGACGCCTCTCCCCCCGTGCGGTCCGGCAGAGCCGCCGGGGGTTGATCCACCACTACCCCAGGACAGCGTAGTCCACCGCTGCTAACGGATACCGCCTTTCGCCGGGCGGTTGGGGAGTCTGCACGCCCTGAGCGGCGGGCAGTCGATACCTTCCAACGGAGTGCTTACCATGTGCCGAGTCCGAAAGCCGAAATGTGTCGAGGGGTTGGACACCGAATCGTTCCACGTCTGGTACGTCTCCCACCGGCCGGGCGGGTACTTCGTCCAGTCGAAATCGGGCACCGTCGATGAGAAGCACGGCCAGTTTGTGTCGGCCGAGGACGCCCAAGAGTACCACGACGACCGGTTCAACGAGTTCGACGGCGAGCCGGACGACGACCACGAATCCCGTGGTGCGTTCCTCTTCGCCATGGCCCGGTGGATGAAGACCGACCGCCGCGGGGCTGACTTCGGCCGGCTCGCGAGCCTGTTGTCCGAGGTGTACCAGATTGCCACCCGCCTCCGCCTCGAACACCCCCGAATGTGCGAGTGCCCCGGGTGTCTGTACCTGATGGCGATGGACGAAGTTCGGCCGGGCGTCCGCAAGTTCATCTGGGACGGGATCGACGAACTCCCCGACTCCGTCAAGGAGTTGAGCGCCGCCCTCGGCCTGAACTTCCCCCGGGACCGCACCGACCTCGGCAAGCGGTTCCGCCGGGCCAAGGTCGAAGCCGCCGCCCGCCCGCGGTTGATGTACGTCCTCCCGTCCCAGGTCGTCCCCGCCGGGTCGTGATCGCCCCCACCCCATGAGTTGACTGATCGCCTTCCACCTTCACCACCGAAAAGGAATGCTTCCCATGTGCCAGAGTTCAATGAACATGAGCGTGAGGGCCGATGTTGACGGCCCGACCTACCTCCCCTCGGCCGTCGCGCGTGCCCCGCACTGGCCACGATTCGTCATCGGCCGCGGCGGCCCGGAACACGGCCACGATTTTTACGTCCGTCGGCCCGGCCCCATTAGCTCTCGCGACCAAGTGTCACGGGTCCTGCGGGAAGCCGCGGCCGGGGAGGTTGACGGGTTCACCGACTGCCCACTCGAAGTCGGGGCGTTCGTCGCCGCCGCCACCGAGTGGGCCGAAGGGACTGTCGAACTCCGCCAGTACCAGCAATTGGCCCGCGTCCTCGACTTGGCAACGGAAATCGCGATGGACATGCTCGCCGCCCACCCCCGCCTCTGCGGGTGCCCGCTGTGCGTTCTCCTCGCCGCCCACGACGACCGCCAGCCCGGCTTCCGGCAAACGGTCTGGGCCAGCGTCACCGAACTCCCCGCCGTCATTAGCCCGATCAGACGGATGCTCGCCGACCGGATCGGCATGGGCGGTGTCTCGACCGCCAAGGCCATCCGCCTGACCGAGGGCCGGCTGTCGGACGACGTCGCGGAACACCTGTCGTACTCGGCCCATCGCCCGGCCGGCCAACGAGTCCCCCGTGCGACCTGCAACCTGTAACCGACTTCCTTCTCTCAACCACTAACAGGAGTTTTCCAATGGTTCAGCCACGGTTCGAAACCCGCACGCGGTGTGGCAAACTTGAGGACTCGCTGCCCGAAGGGGCCGCCGAGTTCATCGACATTCTGAAGCGGGCCGATCAACTCCGCGAGGACATGATCGACTTCGCCCGGCGTGGCAACGCGGTGCCGCTCCTGCAACAAATCATGGACCACCAGGGCGACCGGGAGGCGTCCCTTTTCGCCCGCGAAGCCATCGACGCCCTCTGCGGCACCGCGTTCCAACTCCGGGCCTTCCGCCTCGTCCTGATGGCCGACTTCGGCTCCCAGAGGTGGTGGGACGGCACCGAGTGCAAGGGGTGAGCGTGAACATTCCTGACGAGCCAACCGGCCCCCGGGGTGCCATCGTAGGCACGGTCACGCTTTAAGAGGACGTGACAACCGGGGGCCGGTTCCTTCTTCTTCCCGAACCGGCTATCTCTGCCGGCGTCAGCGTGGCGGTGGGTAGATTCTGGTCGAAAAGATTTGGTTCAATCCCAACGTTTCTCACCCGAGGTTCATCGTGGCAACGACCACAGTTCAAGCACTTATCGCCGCCGCCGAACAAGCCGAGCGGTACATCCTCGATGAGGGGGGCCGACCGCGCGGCGAAGTCATCGCCGCGATCCGCCTCGCCATCGCCGACTTGTCGCCGGACCATCCGCGTGTGTGGGGGTACCAGTGCCGGTGGTGCGCTAAGAGTCTCAAGTCCGCCGAGCCAAACCCGACCCGCTCGCCCCACTGCTCGCAGGAGTGTCGGCGACAACAGTTCGACTCCCACGCCCTCGCCCAACAAAGGGCGTACAGGCTCCTTGACGGCGACATGACGACAGCCGACAAGGCTGGAATCATCGCCGCCTGCATTCGGCTCAAGTACGGCGACAACCCCCCGCGACTCGAAGCGGACGTGACGGGCTATCACCAAAAGCTCTTCTACGGCGTCGGGTTGACCCAAGACGAATCGCTCTCCCTCTTTCTCGCCGTTTGCGCGGAACTCGACCGCCGCAAGGTACCGGCCGACGACTCGAACGAACACCACTTGTAACGCCAGACCGGAACGCATTGGCCGAGGACCGGGAACATTTACCGCATGGACGCACACACACCGATGAAATGCCCGACCCTCCAACTGCAAGAATCTTGCAGTTGCGACACCGCCGACCGGGACCGCCTCCTGCTGTCGGTCCACAATCTCGTGAAGATGCTCGTCCGCCAGCGGGTGCGCGACCCCGAACGGGCCGAGGACGTGGTCCAGGACGTGTGCCTCCGCATCCTCCACACGTGGTCGCATTGGGACAAGGCGAGGGGCCAAGCCTCGACCTGGACCAAGTGGCAGGTGCGGTCCGTCGTCGCCCGATCGGGGGAGCGGGCCAAGCGTCGGGCCGCACGCTACAAGTCGCTGACGGAGAAAGTCACGGACGGCCTGTACGCGGACGACGGACTCCCGGCCGAGGCGGTCGAGCGGGCGGAGGTCGTCGCCCTGGTCCGCGAGGCGGTGGCCGCCTTAGACGATGCGACGGCGGAACTGCTCCACGCCCGGCACGTGGACGGCGAATCGGGCAACGGGATCGCTCGCCGAATGGGCCGCTCTGGCGGTGTGGTGCATCGCCGATTAGTCCACGCCGAAGGTGATGCGATGTACGAACTGAAGAGGCGGGGGTTGAGTTCCTGAACCACTAACGGGAGACGCTAACGATGTTCGCGAAACTGTTCGGGCCGCCAGAGCGGCAAATTCTGTGCGTCCTGGATTCCGACCCGGAAACTGCGGCGTCGGTGATTCGCGTTTCCGTCGAACCGCCGGGGTTGGGCGTTTGCTCGATCAACCTCGGCTACGGCGACACGGAGGATGGCATCGCGAGGGCGAAGCAATCGTTTGTTGAGCTGGATGAGGCCAAGGCGGACTCGCTCGCCCGCCCCATCTTCGAGATGGCTGCCAAACTCCGACCACACCCAACCACCGAGGAGAAAGGCTAATGCTCTCGCAAATCCAGATCGTCGCCGCCATCTGTGCCGACCTTGAGCGGCAAGGGCGTCCGTACCTGACCGCCCGGCAAATGAACGTCATCGCCGCGGCGGCGACCAACATCGTCGAGCACATCGCTCAGGCCGATGCTCAACGCGAGCCAAATGGTAACGCCGCCGTGCCGGAGGCTAGAGCGACCACCAAGTCGAAGAAGCGGCCGAGGTGGTCCGTCCTGATCCCGCCCGTTGGGACCGGCGTCCCCAAGCTCATCACGGCGATCGGTAGCTCTCAAAACGACTGGACTCGTGGCGAACTATTGGTCTGGACCCGGGATTTGGATGAGGCGCGTAAGGTCGCGAACGCGCACGGCGGGGTGGTCGTGAACACGGCTTGGTTACGGATGCAGTGGCGAGAGTACCTCCGCACGCGATTCATCCCCGAACACGCCCTCGCACCCGCTACCGACATTGACAAAGACGCCGCTACGGAGCTTGACAGATTGATTTAGAAATTAGGGTCCGAGTGCTGAAAGAGCGTGTTGGGACCTTCTGTATAGCAGGCAGCGAACGGACGAACAATGACACGACTCTCTCATCGCAAGGAGATCAAACGTGAGCGATCAAGCCCCTCCGAGCGACAACCTATCGGGTGTCCCAACCCCTGAATTGCGGAAGACGCTGGAACACTTACTTAGCGCGTTCAGGTTCGAAGTCGACGAACTATATCGTCCGCACTTCGAGGCTGGATACGCCATTGGGCAGAAATTCGTGACCGATCCGGCACACGAGGCGATGACCCGACGGTTGGCCAAATACTACCAACTTCTCAAGGAAGATGAACCCGCCATCAAGACGCCGATGAACTGGATTGAGAAGTTGGCGTGGCCAAGTGAAGGCGACCCCAGACTCTGGTTCATCGCCGTTGCGATGACGGGCAGAACGGATCTGACGCTCGACGACACCGAACGCATTCTTGTGGCCGCTGGCATTCCTGAGTCGGGGACCGAAAGCCCGTACCTACTCGCCGGTTTCGTCGTCGCCGTCATCGACGTCACCGACGGTGAGGAGACGCCATGAGGCGTCGAACAACTGGTAGTCACAGCGTCGATATCGTCCCCGTGGGCCGTGTAGTCTCGGACCATGGGGACAACGAAACCGTGTCGGCACTGCGGCGTGCCGGTCGAGCAACCGGTCAGCCAGAACCGCAAACAATGCTCGGACTGCGGGCGGAAGGCCCACGCCGTACTCAGACGCCTCTGGCGGGATCGGAAGCGGGCCGAGTCTACGCCCGTCCACGCGCCGCCGTGCGTCGTCTGCGGGAAGCCCGCCCAACGCCGGAGCGGCATGTTCAACGCTTGGTACCGCCTGACTTGCTCGGATGCGTGCGCCAAGGAAAACGAGCGGAGGGTCAACCGGGCGAGCGGTCTGGTGCGAGAACAGAGGGGGGCAAATCCCCGCCCGGCATTCCCGTGCGGGTGGTGCGGCGTGGCGTGCGAGAACCCGACACGCCGGAAGTACTGCACGGACGAGTGCGCCCGGCAGGCCCAATCACACCGCGCCCGTGAGGCCGCCCGACGCCGTCTGGCCGCGGCCGGCCGGCCGATCGTCCTCCCCGGTGAGCCGTACCGCTGCCAGACGTGCGACGGCCTTTTCCCGCGGAAGCGGCAAAGTGACCGCCCGCGGTTCTGCCCTGGTTGCCGCGTTGCCCGGAATCGCGTCCTACAGGCGGCGTGCAGGATCAACCGACGACTTACCGACCCCGACAAGTTCTACCGCCAAGAGAGGGACAAGCGTGCCCGAGTTACCGAGCGATTACGCACCGACCCCGCCTTCCACAACCGACACCTCCGCCGGATGCTTGCGTCGAAGCGGAGAAACGCTCGCCGTCAGTTTGAACTCGAACTGGCCCGGGGCATCGCGGAACTGGCGGCCCGTGGAGTCGTTGAGCGACCAGGGCTTGATTGACGAGTTCGGACAGCTCGCGGGCTGGACCGTGAGCGTGCTCCTCCGGGGGGCAAGCCTGTACGGCGAGGCCTTGCGCCGCGGCATCACCCTCCGACTCGACTCGACCCTTTGGAGAGACGTACTCCCGAGAATTAGCGCCGGCACCTTGTCGCCCCGGGCGGCCGTGGCCTACGCCGGACAGCCGGGATTACTGAAACGCTTGGCGAGTTTACCCTTCGACGTGCAAGACCACTTCGCCGCGGGCGGGCGAGTGAGCGTGATCCCGGCAGTGGGTGCCGCTCCAACCGAGATGGGCTTGTGCGAACTCTACGACGCCGGTTTGGCCGCGACCGTAATCAACGGCGGGAGGCTTGTGGACCTGGACGCGCAACGGGCCTCGCTCGCGGCGAAGGCGAAGTACGCGCGGGGCGCGGCCTCGCACGCGACCACTGCCGCCCCGGTCGCCGCGGGGTTGCCCACTGATGCTGACATCGGGTCGCTCGCCGCGTTCCTGGGTGACGCGATGCGGACCGGGAACATCGACCGGCCGACGCCACTTTGGATCGCAGAGCGAGTGGTGGTCTGGATGCGGGGAAGGGCAGGGGGGTGAGTGTCGAAAAGGGAGATTTTCGAGCGTATCGCGAATCGCAGTTTACTCGCCCAATATCGCGAAAACGCCATATTCTAAGACATTCCGCCCGGCATATGTCTCACTCGAAAACACGGAAAAAGCCTTGGATTTTGGCACTTCTGTCCTGAACAGGCGTTTATCAACGTGGTTTCACACGGACGAAGTCACAGGTTCAAATCCTGTACCGCCCACTAAAAACCCTTAATTTCCAGTCAATTCGCATCGGTCAAACGGCCGATGCTTTCTCACGTCGACCCATTTCGTCGGAAATCATCGGAAATCGGAGTCACATCATGGGTCGGAAGAAGGCAGTCGTACCCCAACTGCGCGAATTCCAAGGCTACGCCACCTGCTGGGTGAACGGGAAGCGAGAATACTTCGGCCGGTTCGGGTCGGCCGAGTCGGAGGAGAAATTCCGGTCGTTCGTCGCGCAGTATGCGGTGAACCCGGCGTCCACGCCGAAGGACGCCGGCGGCATCCTGGCCCACCTGATCGGCGGGTACCTGAAATCGCCCGACGCCCCGCCGTCGCTGGAGAAGAAGCGGCAGATCGCGTTTCTCATCAACCACCTCGGCCCGGTGGCGTTGAAGCAGGTCGATCACGTCTCCCCGCAAGAACTCAAAGGGTTGTTCAAGCGAAAGGCCGAGGAACAGCGGCCGGTCAAGGGAGGCGGGGAAGGCGAGGTCGAGCCGAAGTACAGTCAGACGACGCTCCGGACGTGCTTCGCAAACCTGAAGCGGGTGTACGCCTGGGCGATCGAGTGTAAGAAGATTTCCGGGGACGCGGCCACCCCTATCCTGGCCATCAAGAACTTGCCCATCTCGTCGGCCCGGCGCGAGAAGGACGTCGAGCCGGTCCCGCGGGAGCACGTCGAGGCGACGCTGAAGTTCCTCACGCCCACGGTGGCGGCGATGGTCAACTTGCAACTGCTGACGTGGATGCGGCCGAGCGACCTGTTCAACATGACCGGGGCCGAGGTCCACCGCGGCGGGTTGGTGAAGATCGGCGGCATAGCCCGCGACCTGGACCGCGAAGGCGTGTGGGTGTACGTGCGGAAGGTTCACAAGACGGCCCGGTTCGGTCACGTTCGGGTGATCGTGCTGGGCAAGGAGGAGCGGATGATCGTCGAGCCGCGGCTCACCCGGCCGGACAACGTGCCGCTGTTCCAGCCGTTCGAAAGTTTCACGGAGTCGTACCGCCGTGAGTCGCTCGACATGAAGCGGGCGAAGCCGGGGGGCGAGGAAGCACAACGCGAAGTGGACCCGACAGAGCTACGCGAAGGCCGTGGAGCGGGCGGCGGCGAAGGCCGGCGTTCCGCACTGGTCGCCGTACCAAATCCGTCACTTGGTGTCGGCCGAGACGCAGGCCGATTTCGACCTGGACCACGCCCGGGCAAAGCTGGGGCAGAAGTCGATGAACGTGGCAGAGAAGTACGCGGACTTGGACTTCAAGAAGGCGGCGAACACCGCGAGGCGGAAGGGAAAGGGCGGGGCGGGGTCAGACGCCGGCGGGTGACGGCCGGGCCTCCGACTCGGTCCGGAGTTCGGTCATCAGCGTGTCGAGGTAGGACGCGGCCTCCTTCTCGCTGATGGCCCGCGGTGCGGGCTCTCCGGTCAATCGGGCGACTTCCGTCGCCGGAATCCACCACTGACCCCGGGGACCTCCGGGCCGACGACCGCGGACGCGCTTCTGCCTCAGCCATCGGTAGACGGTCGCCGGGTTGATGCCGAGCGCTTCCGCGAACTCGTCCGGCGACAAGTGGTTCGTCATTTCCGAATGCCCCTCTACTGAGTCCTTGATGATTCGCCTGCCGGCCATCACTCTCACGCCACGTGGAGGCCGGCCGACCTTCCGCACGTCGTGGATTGCTGAGGTCACACGAGGCGCGGCTGTTTGTGGCACATAGAACTCGACAACTTCGCGCCGAACGCAGAGCGAATTCTTGGATTGCAGAACCTGCCTACTCCGTAGGGCCGCCACTTACGTGATTTGGTTGGTACCGGAAGCGACTCATGGCCACTGCTGAAGTCTTGTCCGCCGCACCCGCGAGTTTTGTCAACGGGCGGCGCATCCGCCACGGGGCGAAGGACGAGTAGTACGTCAGGTTCGTCGCGCATGTTACCGGCACTCCACAGATCGCGGTTCGAACCGGACGTTCGCGCGGCGGTACAGCAGGGGCACCACGCCACGCGGGCCGTTCCGGTTCTTTTCGAGAAGCGCGTCCACGTCCTGAACGAGCGCCTTCGGGTCGGCGGGCTGTGGGTGCAGCAAGATCACGGAGTCGGCGTCCTGCTCGATCTGCCCGCTGTCGCGCAGGTCGCTGAGCTTCGGCTTCCCGTCCGTGCGGTTCTCGATCTCGCGGTTCAGTTGGGCGAGCGCGACGACGGGAACCCTCGCGGTTCGGGCCAGTTCCTTTAGCCGCGTTGCCACCATGCCCACCTGCAGGTGACGTGGATCACGAGCGTTTTCCGCGTGAACGAGTTGCAAATAGTCGATGACGATCGGCCCCACGTTGTGCCGCCGCACGGCCCGCCGGGTCGTCGAGGCGATGCGGGCGGCCGTTTGCCCGGGCCGGTCGTCGATCCACACCCGGCCGCCGTTCCAGCCCACCTTCACTGAGCAGACCTTGCCCAACTCGCTCGGGTTCAGTTTGTCCGTCCCGCTGATCCGCGACAGACTCACGTTGCTGACCATCGCCAAGAACCGTTCGGCTATTTCCTCGCGGGACATTTCGAGGCTGACCAATAACCCGGACGTTCCTGCCGCGGCCGCGTTCAACAGAAGACCGGCGGTCAGTGCGGTTTTGCCGACGGACGGCCGCGCGGCCACGATCGTCAGTGTCCCGGGCCGCAACCCGCCGAGGAATTCGTCGAGGTCTGCGTACCCGGTCGCCACGCCCCGTGGCTTGCCAGCTAACTGCCGTTCGTCGATTCTTCCCTTCGCTTCCGCAATCGCCTCATCCGCGCTCACAATGCCGTCGCCCCGGCTCGCGGCGGTCGCGCCGATGTCGAACAGCTTTTGCTCGAAGTCGGCGAGCAGGTCCGCGGCTGGTTGCCCGGACGTTCGCGTCAGCCCGGTCATTTCGACCGCCAGGCGGTGCAGCCGTCGGACCGCTGCCGCGTTGCGCACCTGCTCAGCGTGGTAGAACAGGTCCGCCCCGGACCCGGCCCGGTCGAACAACTCGGCGAGGAACTGGGGGCCGCCGATCTCGTCCCGCTGGCCGAGGCGGACCAGTTCGGCGAACACCGTCTCGGCGCTCACCGGCCGGCGGGCCTGCGTCGGACAGGTGGCGGGCGGTTTCGAACACGAGCCGGGTGGCGTGGTGGGCGAAGTCGTCGGCCGTCACGACCGCGGCCGCGGCGTCCACGTGCTCCGCGCCGAGGAGCACGGACCCGCACACGACGCGCTCGGACTCACAAACGGCGTCGAGGTTGTTCAAAACTTCTCTCCCTTCGTGTGTGGTGGCGTGGGGAGTACATCCCCATCGGGCACGCAGTACGGCATCACCGGCGGCGCGATCTCGTGCCGCGGCTATAGTGGACCCCGAAACTGAGACCGCCAGGTAAGCTACTCTGGCGGCCCTCGGAGGTGGTCCTGATGACGGCGAAGCGGAAGACCCACACGGCGGCGTTCAAAGCCCAGGTCGCTCTGGCCGCGGTGAAGGGCGACAAGACGGTCAACGAGTTGGCCGCCCACTTCGGCGTCCACCCGACCCTCATCCACGGGTGGAAGAAGCAACTCCTGGCCGGGGCCGAGGCCGTGTTCGCCGCCGGAGCGAAGGCGGTCGCCCCCGGCGACGACCAGACACCCGCGCTGTACGAGCAGATCGGCCGGCTCAAGGTCGAGCTCGACTGGGTGAAAAAAAAAGCTGCGACGTTCGGTTGA